CTCTTCATCGGAGGAAGGCAGTTCGTTAGGATCCATTATAAAAGGATCAAAACCTGTTTGCTCTTGAACGGTTTGCAGTACCTCTTTAGCCGCCATTTGCCCTTCTATCATGTCTTGATACTTACTCCGTTTGGATTGTGAAAGTGCGTCTTGGGCATAAGCTTTAACTTTAAATAAACGATCAGACATACCATTAACAACTATGTCTACAAACTTTGCTATAATTGGAACAGGTGTCCAGTCTAAATTTAGATATGACAAATCCCCGTCTACAGCTAATTCGTTTTTATATTTAGCTATTGACTGTTCGCCTCTTGCGTATAATCTTAATCTGTTAAAGTCGCGCCATTGAGAATAATATCTGCATCCGTTTGAATCTTTTCTAAACCATTCATATTGGATGGCTTGACCTATCTGTAGCCCATATTGTTCAGTTGCTTTTTCCGCGTCTGAGACATATTGACTTGGAAAGCCTACAGATGAAATGTCTATTTTAACTTCTTTCATCTAATTAATTCACTTAAAATTCCTTCATTACTATATCTTGCAAAGTTAAGACTTATTTTGGATTGTTTTTTCTCAGGTAAATATATACCTTTTTGATTTGCCATTACGGCTAATCCAGAGCTTATACTCGCATCAAACTTTGTTCTATTGCTTACATCAAATTTTGCCCAATCATCTAATGTCTTTGTAAAATACATTGAGCCCATTTCGTCAGCAGCTCTATAGGTAGACTCTAAGTCTAAGCCTATATGTTTTTCAATGTAAGACTCAATAGCTGCCGCATGTGATTGCTTTACGTCTTCAGAGGTGTTAGGTATACCTCCTAATTCTTTTTCTGTCTTGGAAAGCTTAGTATAATGTTTGTCTGGTCTGTTCATGCAATATCCCCTATACCCTCTGTTTTTAAAATGATACAAAAGCCTAGGTTTGTTGTTTTCTACAAGAATAGGCATGCTATAATAAACACAAGCCATAAGAACTTCTTCAAAAAATATTTCTGCTGTTTGAGGCCGTGCAATATATTCTAAAAAAAATTCATTACTTGGCGCTTCATCCATGCTAAATTTAGTTAATCCGTGCAAAGAACCGTTTGACCCTCTGCCTCCCACAGTTCCTGATATGTCATACGAGTCACATCCAAATGCTCCAATATGCTCATTAACAGGATAAAAAGAATTATTTTTTTGTATTTTTTGATTTTGTAAATGTTTGTTGGGAGACCATGTTATTTTAAACCTTCCCCTGTTATCAGGTGTCCATATAACCTCACTGTCTTTTTTGCCGTCTTTCCAATAAAACTTTCCTTGTGTTACATGGTGTTCCATAACTAAAGAATCATTGTAGTCTATTTGTTGATATATTTTTGTAAGGTTAAATAACGACCCCTTGCTTTCATCCCTGAAAGCGTGAGATTCGCTTCGTGGAAACTGACGATAAAATTCATTTAAAGCGTCTGGGTCTTTTTTTAATGAATCCACCTCCGCTTTCCAATAGTCTATTGCTCCATTTTTTATCCACTCCCCATCGACGCCTTTTATCGGTTTAGCGGGTTTATAAAAAACGGGCATGCCGTAAATGTCAATAAACCCTTCCATATTCCATTCCATAGGTATAAATAAACTATATAATCCGCTTTTAGTTTGCCCGTTGGAATTACGTTGTGCAACGTTAGAGTCATCGTATAATTTTTTAAAATTATCACCCCCTTTGTTTAAAGCGTTAGAGGTAGATCCCATCATACATTTGCCAATAATTTTACTTCCTAGTCGCAGACAGGTTTTAGTAACCCTCCAGTTATTTAAAATATTATTTGGTTTTATCCATTTACCGCTTTCATCATGAACTAAAAGTAAAAGTTTTTCTCCGTCATAAGAGTTGTCGTCGGTGTTTTTCCAATCGATTGTAGTGTCTAGACCAAAAAGCTCTTCATCTACTGTGTCGTACATGTTTTTTTTAGTAATCTTAGAAGCAGGTATTCTAAAAGCTAATTCTGTTTTAGGTTTATCCATTCCGTCTTGTATGGGTTTAAAAAAGAAAGGAAGTCGATTAGCTATTGGAACTACTTTATCAGTAAACATTTTTTTTGCATCTGAACCGGTTTTAGATAAAATACCTACCCTTGAATCTTTTGCTAATGTACCTTTATTAACACATTCTGAAGAACCCATAAAAGAAAACCCAGATCGTCTTATCTTAAGATAATCTAATCCAAAACATCTGTTGTCTGCCTTGCAAGCCTCCCAGTATAAAAAGAAAATCCTATTGGCTTCTCTAAAATCTGGAAACCCAATATCAATATTAGTCCATTGAAGATACATATAGTGTGATCCAGATATATAAGTGGGCGTGCCGTTGTTATAAAACCAATGGCCTAATTCTCTTTTATCAAACTCTGTTTCTATATAATCTACCCATTTAGATTTAAAAGCAGTGGGCATTTCATTCCATTGAAAAATAGATTGTATACGAAAAAGTTCTTTGGGTAATTCTTTTCTTTCCCAATATTGGTTGTGAGCTTTTGGTGAATTTTTAATTATTTGCTTTGGAGGCTTAGGCAGTGCTATACATAAGCCGTTTATATTTATAACATCTTTTATTTCTCCACTTTTACTTATAACCACTACATCGTACTTTTCGTTATATCCGTAAAGCCAAGTGCGCGCTTTGTTTTTTTTAGCCAACACAGTCCTTGGAATATAATCCTCTAGTTTTTGATATAAATTATTTAGACCTTCTTTCTGCAAATCCTTGTTTTGTTAATGTTTTATCTTTAGTATTAATGCTAGCTATATTTTCTTGTTCTTGATCTATTTTGCTTAATATATCAAAAGCATCGAATATAGCTAATTTTTTTGTAGCCGCTGCATTTTTTAAACGATCCGCAGCAAGCTCGTCTTCGGGGTCAGGTTTTATAATATCTTCTCTTGCTACTTTAATAAGCTGCTCAACGGCTTTTCTTCCAGCTTCAATTATTTTAACTTTTAACTCTTCAGATTTCATTTTTATATATTTTGATTGATTCACTTTGAGCTAATGCTTTTTTAGAATCAAATCCATTTTTTTTAATATAAGGATAAAAATGAACTTTTTCCCAATGTTCCCTATATTCTACTCCCCCTGGAAACTCTTCACTACATTGACTGCATTTAATAATATTTTTCATTTTCTTATAAATATTACTTGAACTAATCTTGAGTTATTGCCTGAACCAAAATTATCTTTTAAGTTCCTAGAATGACAGATTTCAGAATCAAAAACCACCATTCGGTTGTACTTATAATATATAGTGCAAGCGGGATCTCCTTCTTCATATAATGTTGTTCCAGCTTCTTTGGGATGTTTTTTGTTTAAATAAAGCAAAACAGTTTTATCTCCCATCATTTCATCTGTGTGTTTAAAATTAGGTTCTTTCTGAAACTCAGGAGATTGTCTAATAAAATTATAAACTATTCTGTACTCTGGATATATTGATTTTACTATAATTGCTAGCTCGTCATTATCCCTTACTTGTATTCCTTTAAAAGTATAATCGCCGTCTTTTACATCTACAAACTCTCCTTCTAATACTTTTTCAACGTATTTATCTGGATTTACTAATAAATGGTCTAAGACTAAAATATTCATAAAACTACTGTTATTTGATGATCGTACATACGATACAATTTTTCTCCATCTACCACAAACTCATATTCGCTTTCTGGTTGGAAGATTATTTTATCTCCTTTATTTACTTTTTGTTTTAACAAGTAATCATTTAAATATTTCATCGTTCCAACTAAGGGTTCTTCTTTATGGTTTTTAACAAGATATGATTCTTGCTTTTCAACGGGCTTTACAAAACAATATCTGTCATGACAAAACCATTCTCCTTTTTGCTTGTACATATAAAACTGATCGTTTTCAATAAAAAACAAGTTGTCTTTAAAATAACTTCTGCCGCTTTTTTGTCTCCCCCTCATGTCGTTATAATATTTAAAAACATTGTGGTGAACTAAAAGAGTGTCTCCTTTTTGTATATTGCCGTTATAATAAATAGGGGTCGCTATAACTTTTGCGTAGCGATTTGCTGCAAAATGATTTTCTTCAGATGTGCTTGTAACAAGATCTATGCCTTCTACTTTTTTAGTATTATCATACCTTTTACCTTTTAAAGGTTCAACAATAAAATTATAAGGAGCTCTCATTAAAAATTAATATTATATTCAATAGACACAGGCATGTTAGGGCTAAATTCTTTCCATAATAAAACCTCGTCTTCTCTTTGAATCCAAACTTTATAAGTATTTAAAGCACTGTCGCTTTGTATAAGATGAATAAAATATTTGCCTCCTAGCACCTCTTGACCAACAAGGTAGTGCATTGCGCTTGATTTATAGTCAGGTCCAATTGATATTTTTCTAATATCCATTTTATTAAATTTTATTTATA